TTACCTCGCGGCTTTTTCGACGATTGCCGCCCCTGCTTCAACGCCGTTGTCCAGACACCACACCACATAATCGGCCAACGACTTTCCTTGCCGTGCAAAGTAGTCGCTCGGGTGGGGCTCGTTCGCCAGCGTGTCTTGCACCATTGGGAAGAGGCTCTTGGCTGCCTCGATCCGGGCTGCCTTCTTGGCCAGCCGAGTTTTCCGGGCGGCGACGTTCTTCGCGTTCTTGAGTTCGCGCTCCGCCTTGCTGATCTGCTGAATCAGTCCGGCATCGTCGCTCTTGCGGATGCAGTCACAGCCAACCTTGAATTCCTTCTTGTCAGCCGACTTCACCCAGAACTCATAACGAATGCAGGTTCCGCAGTAATCGCAGGTGCTGCCGGGTTGAATGGGGGCACCGTGGCAGGCCTGATAAGTCTTCTCTGACACCTGTCCGGTGAAGTGGAAGGGTGCCTTCCCGAGTCCGGCCAGTTCGAACTTGTGAATCGTGCTGCGTTCGCCAGCCTTCAGGTTTTCGTTCACTGTCAGCATTATCATCTCCCGGGTTGGTGTCGGCTTCGCGTTAGTCGCGTCGCATGTCAGAAGTATAACCTTCATCGACATTCTGTCAAGTGAAATTCAGAGAAATTCCGTCGGCCCGCCAGAACCCCGCGTTTCCTAGTACTTCCCGCCCCCGCTATCGTGGAGAGATGCCCGCGATTCCCGGTCTGCTCGTTGATCCGCTCTCTGCCGCCGTCGGCCTGTTCGCCGGGCTGGCCGTTGGGTTATTGCTGCGGATTGTGTCCGGTTCTGGGAGGTGATAGCGTTTAGTGGTGGGGGGCGTTCTTTTACTCTGGGAGGATGTGAGATGCGTTACGTCGTCGCTGGCTGTGCCTGTCTGGCCGTGCTGTTCTGCTGGGCTGTCGCCCCCTCACCGTCTGGGGATGGCTTCCCGCCGCTCCTGCAATCGCACTATGACGCCGAGTTGGCTCGCGTGCAGATGGAAGCTCGGATCACTCAGGCGGAGATTGACGCCCTACCCGATCCACTCGCGGAATAGTGGGTGATTGAGTTCGCAGCCTTCAGCCAGTGGCCTAATCCCCCGCTGGCTGAACTCGTTTCGCCATGTGCGAAAAGCAGGGCAGATCGTCGATTTCCAAAAGTCGAGTTGATACAGGTGGGCTGTCTCGCCCCGATCAAAGAACAAGCACGCCGACTCCCACGGCAAAAACACCATGCCCGGGTATGACTCAGCCCCCCAAAAATCTTCGTCCCATCGATCCCATTGGCGAGTAGACAAGGCCGCAATGTTGGCCCACCAGAACGTACCCGCATAATGGAATGCCGCCGAAGACAGCCCCACTTGCATCGTGCTCCGGAATGCTCCTGCAATCTGCTTTCGCGCAAGAGCGAACTCCACAAGCTGGGGATAATCGAGACATGCCGCCGCCATTGCATCGCACCACAGATGAGACGGGGCTCCCGGTAGATGCGTGCAGCCTTTGGCATGGCAATAGAACACAGCCCCAGATTCCGGCATGATGCTTTCCATCAGCCACGGAAACGACACCATCTCTTGTCGTCCATCGTTGTAGACCTCTCGCACCTCCACCGCGTCACCAAACTCTGCTGCCACGTCTGATGCTCGGTCTGTTGACGTGTCGATAGCGACAGACACAAGGCGACGCCCGTCGAATTGCGATAGCCTTGCCCGAACATGTCGCACAGCACGCCGCCACATCCCAGGCGCCTTGGGATAGACGTGCATCATCAGATGTCGCTTCATTGTCCGCGTTTCTTCGGCCACAGATTGTTAAGCCATTTTTTGCGAGCATCGCACCCACAGCCGGGAGCTTTTTTGATCATTCCAAACGTGACAACCTGAATCACTTTCTCAACAAGATCCCCGAGTCCCTCTGATGGTGGTGGCTCGACGCTTGCCAAGAAGTCCTCTAGCTCCGACATGCCGCACTGTGCCCGCAATGGATAGAGGCTGACTGTGTAGACGTAACCGCATCGCCGACACTGGACTGTTTCAGGCGGATCGGCTCGACGTGGCGTGTTATCTGGGATGTCGCAATTCATGCTGGGCTGATGGTAATTGTTGCCGGATCTGGAGCACAACACGCCGTGCGGGCTCCGATCTGGAAAGCCCATTGCTTGATCATCTCGTTAGATGCAATACAGTTTGGATACTCTTTCTTCCACCATCCCACCTCATCATAGAATCCGCTGATTGGATCAAGAAACTGAAGCCGCAGGGCAGCGGTTGGGATGAATCCGCCTGCTATCGTGTTTTTGTAAAACTGCAGAGTCCACCGCATACTGACGCCATTGAGGCATTGAAAGCACCCCGACGACACAAACCGATAGGGGCGTGCCGTAGCCGTAAATAGTGGACTAGAGAACGTGCACACTTCAGAGGTTGGCACCGGAAAGCCGCCGGGAGTCTGGGTGTATGTCGTCACCGGATCTAACACAAACGTTCCGTTTAAGCTCGCGCAGTCTGTGCCACTGACGGAACAGCCGGACTGTGTGTGATTAGCGTATCCGCTGACTTCGATCTTCCATCGACACGCGATGGGATGGCCGCTCACGCCATCCGGCGCAAAATCGCAAACCGTGCACTGACACAGTTTCGGCAAGTAATATTGCGTCACAACCGGCGGTGGCGGTGGATCAGGTGGGCAGCAATAGCACCCCAACTCGCCAGTGAAGAACTGTGTCGGCTTCCGCCTGTCCCTAATGATGCTTAGCATTCGGCCGCCGTGATCTCATATCCCCAAGGCATCGTCCAGACAAAGACGAATTTATCAGATGCAATGTTCCCGAATCGGTTGTAGGCCGTCACGTTCTCGCCGGTATCTGTGAGGCTGTCTGCCGCAGTGCCCGAGTAAATGGAGATTGTCCCATTCTCGCCTTTAACGTGCGCCGCGTCCGTCTTCCCGATCTGCGCATAGTCAAACTGTAGGGGCGTCGAGTTCACCCGCGACGCTTGCGGTACGGACTGTGCCCCCTCGACAGTCCGCACCGTCTGCCGGATTCGCGTTACAGCGTCACCAGAGAACGTATAGCCTGCCATCAGGGAGCCCCATTCTCTTCGATCGTGCACCACGCGAACGGGCCTTGCATCCCCGTCGAACTGCTGACAGCCAACGCGATGGACAGCACGTCGCCAACGGCCACAGTCGTATTGCTCAGTGTGCCATCGACTACCGCTCGGTCAGCGGTGGCGTTGGTGATCGTCACGACGTAAGACAACACGGTTGTCCCGTTCTTCTTCAGATCGAAGGTAACGCTGGCCGAGGTGCCCGTATCGTTGCACAACGCCGCAAACTGGCGGATGGTGCCCGCCACCTCGCACACGTGGACGATCTCTTCACGGGCCACGGGAGTTCCGCCGATTGCCAAATCGAAGTTGGTCCACGCTCGGTACAGATGCTGAGCTTTGTCAGCGTCGATCTTCGTGCCGCTGCTGATGTGCTGATCCTCAACGCTACCCGCGTCGAGTTGCAGAGTTCCAATCAAACGGGCCATGCTATGTCACTCCGGGGAGAACGGAAAAGTTTCGAGCGTAGTAGACGGTGAAGTCTCGGTATTTGGCTCGCTCTGGGGTCGGATCGCTCAGCACCTTGCCAGCCCCATCGAGCAGCCGCAGGGACGCAACGGGGCGCTTCACGCTGCTGTCGTCCATGATGTGAATGCGCTTCTCGCTGTTTGCGGGATCGATCTGCCGGTATCCCTGATCGAGAACCTTGAGGGGAATCCACTTCTCACGCCGACGCTCCAGCGTGTAGCTGAATTCGAAGTACTGGTAGTCCCCCTCGATCTTCAACTCAGATACCTCGATGTCTGAAATCTTGGCTTCGTACTGGCCGATGACCACGCCGCCAATCGTGATTGCCGCGTTGTTCACCGCGTTCTCATAGTCCAGAACAAACGTCGGCACGTCGGCGACGTTCTTTGCAACGCTCACCGTCCAATAGGCTCGGTCCACTTCTACGGGAGGGTCGAAGTAGTCCCCGGCCGAGTTTAAGATCGCCTTATCGTTGATGTCTTTCCAGATCGCCTGCCGATAGTTCGCCGTTCGCCACCGGATTCGGGCCGGACGGTTCAACGGGTTCTCCTCGCTCTCGTTCTCCTTGATCGGCTTCGAGCTGTACTCTGCCTCAATCGTCCACTTCCGAGGGGCCCCGTCGTCCTGTGTGATTTTGACACTGCGGCAGGAATGGCCGACAAGAACCGGGTGATACGAGACATAGGGAAGCGGGAGGATCGAGTTGTCCAACCCGTATTGATACACGTCGGCGGAGGTGTGGAAGTTGTGGCTCGCAACGGCCAGCCACTTCCGCGTGCTTGTCGAGTCGAACGGCCGCGAGTAATCGAGGCTCTGGCCAGACACCTCAGCCATCTTGGTAATTGCCATCAGTCGATCTCCAGTCCTTCGTCAGCCGCCATGCCCTCGAGCGCGTCGAGTTGCTGTTGCTGGATGCCTAATTGCTGCTGCTGAATCCGAAGCATCTCGTCCTGCTTGTCCGCCCCACGCATGGAAGCGAATATGCTGCTGATGGCCTCCTTGCTTCCCATTTGCAGGGCCGCCGCTCCCTTGTCCTTCGCTGCTGTGTCTGTCTCGGCTCCGGGTGGGCCCTTCACCCGAGGTGTCAGCGGCTTTTTGTCGATGCTCCCCTGAAGTGCATCCATCGTGTCTGCCATGTCGGCCTGTAGCTTGCCCTCCAAGTCCGACACCATTTTCCCCAGACCCTTCTCCATCGCACCGGGGACACGCTCGGCTATCTGCGGAAGTTCGGAAACCGTGGACTTGAACCCGTCAAGCAATGGCTTCCACGTCAACTCCATCGCAGACGTTCCGCCGCTCGCGATGTAGTTCCAGATTTCCGCCATGTTGCTGCCGATGTTTTCGGCCAGATTCGTAACGGCCGTTTGCGTGATCGATAGGGCGTCTGTCCAGAGGTTGCTCCAATTGTCCAGAAACCAATTGAAGTACACCGGGATTTGATCTGTGAAAAAGTAGGCCGTGGCGTTTCCGGCTTGCACCATGGCCAATCCCGTTTGTGCCGCCGCCAATTGCATGAACGTTCCAAGGTTCGTTGCAATCGCAATCGCTGCCGCCATTGGGGGGACAAGTGAATCCCGAATCCCATCGCCAATCGCCTCGAACTTCAGCAGCAGATCAGTAGCCGCAGGAGCGACGACAGTGGTCAGCATCGTTGCCATGCTTTGCAGCGTCGGCAGAACCAATGCGCCGATGCCCTCAATTGCTCTCCCCGCGACGTTGTAGAGGATCACAAAGGGATTCGACATTGCCTTCGCCGCTCCGCCGAACTCGGTTTTCAGCTCCTCCAGAATCGCCTTCTGTGCCCCCATCACATCACCAGATTTAACCATCTGTGTGATCTGCTCGCGCTGCTGCTCGGTGAATGACACACCGACACGCCGTAGGGCTGTTAATCCAGTGATCGGATCATTCAGGGCTTTGCCGATCTGCACGACGCTGGATTGCATGTCCTGTCCCATGACTGCGGACAAGTCTTGGGCCGATACCAACGCCTCCTTGAACACGTCGCCCTTGATCTGCGTGAACGTCGCCAGAACCGCCGCAGCCGAGGTTGTCACGTCGGCATTGACGTCGTTGACAAGTTCGAGGCTGTCCGCAAAGTCGATAATCTCTGCCGCCGTGAATCCCGCCGCCATGCCGGTTGATGCTACAACGGCTTCGAGTTTGGCGACCTGCTTTCGGGCCGCGATTGTGACAGACATTGCCCCAGCCAATCCGGCAGCAGCAGCCAGCCCCGCCACCGCAATCCCGCTCAGTGCCGCTCCCACGCCGCCGACAACCGCACCGATTCCACCCGTTACCGAACCGCTGGCAGCACGCACGCTCGCCGCAGTCTTGTTTACCTGTGCCTCTGCCTGCTGCATCGGGGCGGTAAACTTCGAGGTGTCAGCCACGAGATTCGCGACGAGATTACCGATCACCGCCATGCTTCAGCCTCCTCATTCCACGTGCGACTTCGTCCGGTGTCATCTCTCGCGGCTTGGGTTTGTCTTGTGGGCGGAATGCCTCTGCAATCTTCCCCAGATCAGGCTTGCCACCCCACGCACTGGAAACAATTGCCGTCTGGACTGCTGCCCGGTAGTCGTCCGCAGGCTTGCCCCACCCCTCAATCTGGGCAAACGCTTTCAACACCGTCAGTTGCCGCCGCGTCAATGTGTCCAACAGTGTTTCCCAGTCTGCTAACCGATGATCATGCGCCGCGAGTTTCATCACCCACAGCACATCATCATCGGCAGTCAGTTTTTTACCGCAGTGTCCACTTTGCCGGGGCTGGAAATCTTCTGAACCGCCTCGCTCAGTTGCTGGATCACGTCGGTGGGGATGTCCTCGATCTCAGGATCATCCGCCGCGAACAGTGGTTGTCCGTCGGCATCGGTGACGCACGTCGCCACCATGAACGCCAGCAGATCCTTGCCCGCCCCAGACTTGGCCAACTCGTCAAACCTGCCAGCCTCCCGCAGTGTCAGGGGGCGGATCATGACGGTCTCCCCGTTGATCTCCACGGGCCGGGGCTGGCGTTTCAACAATGCTTTGCGGCTCACTCGTCCTCCTCGTCTTCGTCGTCAGTTGGCAGTTGATCAAAGTTCGGGCCGGGTTTGTACGTGCCGTCCGGGTTGTAGCCGAGGATAATCCCGGCATCGAACAATCCGAAGTCTTCCGGGTGAATGCCAGCGGACAGCCTACGGGCCGCGTGTTGGGCCTGCTGGCGTTGCTGGCCAGTCATTCCGGCCCACTGTTCACACTCTTCGTCGGCGGGCTCGGCCACGCCCATACGAACCAGCATGTAACAATCTGGCCGTTGAAGGATCGCCCCGCGTTCCCAGAATGTTGCCGTCTGGTTCGCACCGTTCCGCCAGACAGTACGCTCCACCGTCTGAAGCTGTTCGTCCTCAGACAGCACGGCCGAGGGGCTCACCTCCAGATCATCGCGGATGATTCGTGCTTTCATTAGGTGGGCCACCCAGGATCGCCGTCAACCGTGTAGGTGATCGACGCCTTCAACCCGTCTTCCATCGCGACGGTAACGCCAAACTCGACGCCCGCCGCAGTGAAAGATTGATTGGTCGCCGCAGTGTCGGCGTAGATGATCTTCATAGCGTTGTCCGCAGGGGTCGCGACAAGATCGGTGATCGCCTGATGTCCGGCCAGTGCGGGATCGTAGAAGATCTCCGCCGCGACGGTGCCCGGGTTGCTGTAGCCGGTTTGCGAGAACGTCTTGTACGTTCCCCCGTCCAGCGTCGTAGACTCGAACGTCTCGCTCCCCGCTCCGCTGTGTTCAAGGCTCAGCATCTGCGCGATGTCCACCAGACTGGCGGAAACAGTGTGCTGCAACTTGGTTCCCTTGCACTTCACGATGGCCATGTGGCCCTCCTAAGTGTGCTGAATGATGAATGACAGACTCCGAACGTAATGCCGCGCATCCCGCCCGTCTCCGAGGTACACAACGTCATCTCTGGCGTTCTCCCAGAGAACAGCGTTGATTGTGTCCGATGCTCCGGCCGCCCCACTGTAGTCGCGAAGGAACACCTCAATGGCCGACGCTAACGCAATCGCTGCCGGTCGGTTGCTGGCGTAGCAATCGATGTCGATGTCACTCCGCCGCAGCGTTCCGCCTGTGCCGTCGAATCGCCTGTATGGATCGTGGCTCGTCAGCGTGATGAGAACGTAGGGGGCTTTCACGCCCTCTACCGGATGATCGAGGAACACCGCATCAATCGACAGACCGCCGACAGTCTGGGCCGGTGCCAGTGTCGTGATAGACGACTGTGCCAGCAGCAGCGTGCGGAGTCCGGTTTCGATGGCCACTACTTCGCCTTCCGCTTGGTGATGTCCTTAATCAGCCGCTCCCACACGGCCGATTCCATCGCCTTGACTCCCGATTGCCGCTTGGCCTCAACGCCGTGCTCAACAGCACGCCCGACGATTGCAGGCATCTTGCCCGTCTTCCAGTTCGCCACCTCTCGCAGGCTGGCACCGACATACATTCGAGTTCGCTTCACCACACGCTGCTTTGTGCCAATCGCTGCCCACATGATGTTCCGCGCACCCAGTCCAACACCTTTTGGCTTGCCCGCCTTCGTCACGTTCTTCCCGCTACGCTTCGGCTGTACCCGCTTTGATGCCGCAGCCACAGCAAACCCAGCTTTCGCCCCCTGCTTTTTGTACTTCGCCTTGGTCAGCCCACTGCCGATCAGCCGCTTGAGGTTCTTGAGGTTCGCCGGGATTTGATGCTTGATGCCAACCGCGAACTCTTTGACGCACGCACGCAAGCCGGATTGGATCGCCGCCCGTGTCTGCTTGTCAGCGAGTTTGTTCAGCGCCTCTTTTAGCTGCTCGTCTCCCGCAAGCTGAATCACAGCCGCCTTAAATGCCGCTGTCCTCCGTGCGGACTTTTCCCGCCGCATACGTGCCATTTCCGCCCGTGGTGGCTTAGCCATCGGTGGCCACCTCCACGCACGCGAAACGGATCATCTCGCTGGCCTCGTCCACGTTCATCGGCGGGCCGGAAATCGACAAGACGCGAGAGTCGAGAACCAGACGGTTTTTCACCGTGATGGACTTCGTCACCGGGTCGGCTCGCATCGTGATTTGATGCGTGATGTCGCCCGCCACCTCGACGCCCCGAAAAAACTCACGGCTGCCGCGTGTCGCGACGTGGCACCATCGCTCGGCATAAATCACCCAGTTGCTGGCCGATGTCTCATCGATCTGCCCAGCCGCGTTGACAGTGGCCGACAGTCGCTCGATGGTCACGCGATTGCTCAGGCTGCCCGCCTTCATGCGTATCCCCCCCACTTCAGGCGAGACACCAACGCCGAGTATGAGAACTCGATCTCCTTCGAGATTGTGCCAGTGATCGACGCTTCCGCATTCTCCAGCCAGTGGGCCGCCAACAGCTTGATAGCCTGCTTGGCATCCTCCGGCACAGCCGATGCCGCACCATATCCCGCCGTGTATGTCACCGCCACGGCCGAGAGTCGATCATACGTTGTGGGCCACGTCTGCCCGAACGCTGGCCGAATGATCGCGGGCTCCGCGTACAAGTCCGCCTCGTATGTGCTGGCGGAGAGTGTCTGTTGTACGTTCAGTGAGTCGTAATAGGTGATCGATGTGATTGATTGAATCGGGGCCACATCGAAGACGACATAGGCCGGGAGATAGTCGAGATAGAGAATCCGCGTCTGTGTGCAGAATGCCCGCCGCGTGTCCTTCTCCAGCAGCGTCCTTGCAGCGAGAAGGTAGCCTTGAATCTTGCTGTCTTCGTGGTTGTGATCGATCCGCGAATGAAGTTTGAATTCATCCACGCTGACCGGCTCGACCACTGGACCAACGCTTACCCGCGACGAGTGCCGCACGTTGTTCATCGACTCCAGTGGTCGGGCCATGTCCCACATATCAGCGTCCCTTTCGAGAGAAGCGAACAGCACGCTCCGCAGCAGCCGGGGCCACTGCGGTTTCCATGCCGTCACCTGCTGGCCGTGCGATCCGCCGCTTA